CTGGGTCAAGCTCGAGCCGAACAGCATCGGGGCCTACGGGGCCACGATCACCACCGTCCCCCGGAATCCGATCTCCAACACCCGCCAGCAGCGCAAGGGCTCCGTCACGGACCTGGACAGCTCGGTCGAGTGGGAAGGCGACCTGACGAAGGACCACGTGATGCAGTTCATCGAAGGCTTCGTCTTCGCGCAGCGGCAGAACAACACGATCATGGAGCGCGTGCAGGCGGGCTCGGACTACGATAGCCTCGCAGCCGTCGCGGCCACCGACAACTTCACGCACTCCGCGCTCTCCGCGGCGCTGGTCGAGAACACGCTGGTCTACGTGCGCGGCATGTCGAATGCAGCCAACAACGGCCTCTTCGAGGTCGCCGCGGCAGGCACCACGACGAGCACCATCACGCAGGCCGGTGCGCTCGTCGATGAGACGCCCAGCATCGCCTCGGGCGCGCGCATGGACGTCTGCGGGCACCGCCTGTCGGACCTGGTCTGGACGGACGCCACGAACACGCTGACCACTGCGCTGCTGGACGAGTCCACCCTCGGGCTCTCCGTCGGCCAGATGCTCCGCGTGGGCTCGGACGCCAACGCCTTCGGCAACGGCCAGATCGTGGGCCGCATCGTCAGCATCGACGGCACCGCGGGCATCGTGCTCGACAAGGTCCAGAACCTTGGCTCCGGCACCCTCGACGGTGGCGGCGACGAGACCTCCACGGCAGTCGACCTGCTCTACGGTCCGTTCATCAAGAACGTGGCAGTGAGCGACGCGGACTTCCTCGAGCGCAGCTTCGCCTTCGAGCTGGCCTACGATGATCTCCAGGAGCCCACGGGCACCGGCGACGAGTACGAGTACGCCCTGGGCAACCTCTGCAACGAGCTGACCCTCAACAGCCCCGGCCAGGACAAGGCCACGCTCGGCTTCGGCTTCGTGGGCACGACCACGGACGACATCACCACGACCCGCCTGTCCAACTCGGCCAACGCAGTGGAGCCCGTCCAGACGGCGGCCTTCAACACCGCGGCCAGCTTCGCGCGGCTCAACCTGACGGATACCTCCGAGGTCTCCCTCGGCGCGTGCTTCAAGTCGCTGACCCTGACGCTGTCCAACGAGGTCAGCCCGGAGAAGTGCCTCGGCACCCTGGGCGCCTCGTTCATGAACACCGGCAACTTCCTGGTCTCCCTGGACGCCGAGCTGCTCTTCACGGACAGCGACCTGGCGCAGGCCGTCAAGGACAACCAGACGGTGACGATGGACTTCCTGCTCGAGAACGATGACGGCGCCCTCGCGGTCGACCTGCCCAGCATGACGCTGGGCGGCGGAGCCAAGAGCTACCCCGTCAACGAGTCGATCAAGATCTCGGTCACGGGCGGCGCCTTCGCCGACGCAACTCTCGACACGTCGATCGGAATCACAGAATTTCCGTACTTCCCGACGGTCGCCTGATCTGTTAGAACCTAGAGGGTAGTGGGACGTCCCCACTACCCTCTTCTCCACCCCCACCACCCCCAAGGAATCCCATGGCACAATTCGGCCACCTGAAGAGTCTCGCCGTCAACGGCGACGACACCGCGCGCTTCACCTTCTACGAGATCGAGGGCAGCCCCTCGCTGCTCGTCTCCCCGGCCACCTCGGTCAACAAGCCCTTCTTCAACGCAGTGCTGCGGAAGTCGAAGGAAGCGGCGCGCAAGCTCCGCGGCCGCAAGGGCCAGATCCCGACGGACGGCCAGCTCCTCGAGGTCCGGCGCCAGGACGCCAAGCTCTTCGTGGAGTTCATCCTCCGCGGCTGGGAGGACGTCGTGGACGCTGACGGCGAGGCTGTCGAGTTCGACGCCGAGGCAGGCTACGACTTCCTGATGGCGATCCCGTCGGACATGTTCGACGACCTGCGCGCCTTCTGCCTGGACATCTCCAACTTCCGCGGGCTCGAGGACGAGCCCATGGACCCCGAAGAACAGGAGGAACTGTCGGGAAACTGATCGAGCGGCTGATCTGGGAGCTGGAATACGACCAGAAGCGGTTCGCCATCCAGGCGCACTATGACCAGAATCGGCCGCTGGACCGCAGACTCCAGGAGCTGGTGGACAGCGAGCCCGAGCTGGAAGAGTTCGAGGACTTCTACCTGCGCGCCTTCTGGCTCCTGGTCACCGAGCGGAGAGGGGGACACGTGATCCCCCACTCCGAGATACGACAATATGGCGAGCGAGAAGGGCTGGATTCTGCTATGATCGAGACCTTCATCCAGGTGATTTGGGCCCTCGAGCGGGCCCAGGCTGACTGGGCGAACAGCGAGCGCGACCGCGTCCGCAAGATGAACGAGCAGCAGAAGTAAATGGTCAATTTCAACATCAACGTCGTGATCAACCCCGCGCGCGCCAAGACCGGCGCGCGCGAGGTCGAGAAGTCGCTGGATCGTCTGAATGGAAAGGCCAACAACCTCGGCGCCTCGCTTCGTCGCGCGCTAGGCTTCCTCGGCGCTGGGCTGATCGCGCGCAAGGCCATCGGCACGCTCGCCAACTTCTCGCAGGAGATGAGCACGGTGGCCGCCGTCACCAACGCCACCGAGAAGGAGTTCGCCGCGCTCGAGGAGCGGGCCATCTCCCTCGGCACCAACACGCGCTTCACCGCGACGCAGGCGGCCGAAGGTCTGACCGAGCTGGGCCGCGCTGGCCTGTCGGTCGACGAGGCCCTCGTGGCCGTCGGGGACTCCCTGCTCCTGGCGCAAGCTGGTGGTCTGGGCATCGCCGAGTCCGCGGCCATCGCCACCACCGCCGTGAAGGTCTTCCGCCTCGAGGCTGAAGACGTGGCAGAGGTCGCCGACACCCTGGTGATCGCGGCCAACAACACCAAGACCAACGTCTCCGAGATGGGGCAGGCGTTCACCTTCGTGGCCGCCAACGCCAAGGACCTCGGCATCGACGTGAACGATACCGCGGCCGCGCTCGGCGTGCTGGCGGAAGGTGGACTGACCGCGACCCGCGGCGGCACCGCGCTCCGCTCCGTCCTGCTCGGACTGGCCGCGCCCTCGCGCGAGGCCGAGGTGGCGCTCCGTGACGCTGGGCTCTCCATGTCCGACATCGACATCGAGGCCCGCGGGCTGAAGCCCGTGCTCGAGACCCTCTCCGCTGCGCAGCTCGACTCCGGCGCCAAGGCCGCCATCTTCGGCAAGCGGTTCTCCGCTGCATCGTCCATCCTCTTCGACAACCTGGACAAGTTCGACGAGCTGAACGGCAAATTCGACACGCTCGGCGGCGAAGCCCAGCGCGTCGCCGACGTGATGGACGACAACCTGAACGGTTCCATCCTGGGACTGAAGTCCGCCTTCGAGGGCCTGATCCTCCGCGTCGGACAGCAGGGCGGCGAAGGTGCCATCCGCGGCTTCGTGGACACCCTCCGCGACGGCCTGCGGGCAGCTGCCGAGAACGTCGAGCGGTTCATCATGGTGATCCAGGGCCTCGCCACGGTGCTGACGATCAACCTCGCGCGCAAGGCCATCCCGGCCGTGATCGCGCAGATCCGCGCGCTGGGCATCGCCATCGCCACCAACCCGATCGGCGCCATCGCCACGGCCATCACCCTGGCCATCGGCTTCCTGGTCGCCTTCCGCGACGAGATCACGCTCACCAAGGACGGCGTGACCACCTTCGCCGACTTCGCCACCGCAGCGTGGGATCAGATCAAGGTCGGTCTCGAGGCGCTCGGCATCGCGTTCAGCGAGCTGGGCCGCCAGATCAACGAGGGCCTCGGCGGAGCCTTCGACACCTTCCAGCTCGACCTCCAGACCGTGATCCTCGGCGTGGCCACCTTCGGCGACACGGCCATCGGTCTCTTCACGGGAATCGCCAGCTCGCTGGTCGCGCTCTTCACCGGCCTGCCCAAGGCAGTGGGCTCGGCCATCCTGATCGTGCTGGGCGGCATCAACAACTTCATCGAGGCGATCACCGACCGCGTCCGCGCCATGGTCAACACCGTGGTGAGCGTGCTCTCGAGCCTCGGCCAGCAGGTGGTCCTCTTCGTCTCCGAGCTGAACCTCGCGCTCTCCCAGCTCGCGCAGGGCAGCGTCGGCGCAGCGGCCAAGCAGGCAGAGGAAGCAGCCGACCAGCTCGCCCAGTCCCTGGGCGGAGTGGGCAAGAACTTCACCAGGACCTTCGCTGGAGAGCTGAAGGCGCTCGAGGGCGACCGTCTGCTGGACCCCGTCGTGAACATCTTCGAGGGCGCAGGCGAGGAGATGGCCGAGAACATGTCCAAGGGCTTCGAGGCTGGCCTCGCGTTCTCCGGCCTGACCGACTTCGCGCTCGAGACCTTCAAGGCCGCCGACGCCATCGGAGCCGCGCGCGTGGCAGCCGAAGGGCAGGCCGTGGCCCAGGCTGCGGCCAACGACGAGACCGAGCGCGCCATCGCGCTGGCTGGTCAGGTCCCTGCTGCCGTCGAGCCCGCTGCGCAGTCCGTGGCCAGCTTCGGCGACCAGCTCTCCGGCGGTCTCAAGTCTGGGCTCGAGGCCGGAATTGCGGGAATCACCGACGTGTCCGGCGCGGCCGAGTCCCTGATGGTGAACAGCTTCGGCGCAGCCGAGGACGCCCTGGTCTCCTTCGCCACCACCGGCGAGGCAGACTTCTCCGCCTTCGTGGACGGCTTCCTCGAGGACCTCGCGCGCCTGCTCGCGCGCCAGGCGCTCTTCGGTCTCATCTCGAGCTTCGGTGGCGGCGGCCTCGTCGGAGCCGCTGGAGCGGCCTCTGGCGGCGGCGGAGGCATCCCCGGCTTCGCCAAGGGCGGAGACTTCGACGGCAGCACGCCCTTCATCGCTGGCGAGGAAGGTCCCGAGCTGATCACGCCCAAGGGCGCAGGCACCGTCTCCAACGCAGCCAAGACCGCGGGCCTGATGAACCAGGCCGCCCCAGCCCCCGCTCCCGTCAACGTCACCGTCCTGAACAGCTCGAGCCCCGAGGATACCATCGCCGCGATGGGCTCCGCCCAGGGCACGCAGCTGATCATGAACGCGATTTCCTCCAACCCCACCGTGATCAAAAATGCCCTTCAATAGCGGAACAGGAGTCACCGACCACGTCGCGATGCTCAACAAGCTGATCGAGGTGGTGGTCGATTCGCGCCACCTCGCGAGCGTCGCCGTCAACGCGGGCGGCACGGGGCATGCGATCGGTGACATCATCGAGATCGACGCCACCGGCGCCACGTCCACGATCGTCGCCCAGCTCGAGGTGACGTCCGTGGCCGCGGGCGTGATCGACGGCATCCGCGTCTACCGCTCCGGCGCCTACACGGTCGACCCGACGACGACCACGGCCAACGCGCAGAGCGGCACGTCGGGCTCCGGCATCTCGGCCACCTTCGACCTGACCTTCGCCGCAGCCAAGTGGGCGCAGAACCGGCGCACGCAGGAGGCGGCCTCGGCCGTCGTGGGCACCGCGGGCAACGGCTACAACATCGGCGACATCCTGACCGTGACCAATGCGCTGCCAGGCGTGCAGGGCTTCTTCGGGGCGGACGCCACCTTCACGGTCGCGACGCTGACCGGCGGCGCGGGCTCTGGCGTGGCCACCGTCACGCTGACCACCGCGGGCAACTATGACGAGTCGCCCAGCAACGACGTCGCGACGACCAACGACGGCTCGGGAGACGACGCCTGCGAGCTGACCGTCACCTGGCAGGACGGCACCAAGGCGAACAACGACGACCAGGAGTGCATGCTCGAGGGCGAGGGCACGTCCGGCACCGACGAGATCCACGTGGCCATCCGCACCTACACGCAGGCCAGCGGCTTCGACAACGCCTACAACTGGGCCCTCTACGGCTGCACCGCCTACAGCGCCACCCTGCCGCTCCAGAACCAGCTCGGCGTGAACGCAGGCACGGGAGTGCTGCACCAGATCAACGACTCCACGGGAGCATTCCCCACGACCGGGACCGCTGGCGCCTACTTCGTCCTGAAGGACGACGACGCCGACCCCGATATGGAGTGGTGGATCTCCTGGACCGGCCGCCGCATCATCATGGTGGTGAAGGTCGAGGGCTCGAGCACCACGCAGTACAGCTCCATGTACGTGGGCTTCCTGAACCAGACGGCCACCGACACCGAGTACCCCTACCCGCTCTGGATCTGCGGGAACACCAGCGACCAGAACAGGCTCTGGAC